TGCTTAATGTTACACTATCAGGATTAACGTTAGTAGAACTAGCTACATTTTGGCTCGTTAATGGTATATTATCAATCTGTGTTTGCAGTTCACTAGTACTATTATCTAAATTAGCTAACTCTGCAGCATCTAATGTAGTACCCTCTACTATTAAATTATTTCCGTTAATTACCATCTATACTCCCTTGTTCTAAATTTCTTATAATTTCTCTTGCTTTTTTTCTTTCTATGATTATATCAGAAGAGTCCTTGTCGTAATCAGGAAGAACCTTATAGTCTGTTTCAGCTAAGAATTGCTTTAGTCTAGTTATTTCTTGTTGGTTTAGTTCTTCTTGTTTTTTAGCTTCATTAATTTTAATCATTATTAAGTCCTTCATAATACTTAGCTAATAACTCAGCATCAAATTCATTGCTTTCACCGCCAAACCCATCAGGTGTCCACGTGCTATCCCATTCCCAAGCATCACGGTATGTTCTATCTGTTGGAATATATGAAATATCTACTATTTTGTATGGTAAATCTTTAGGCACATCTTTTTCAGCGATTTGCTCTATTGTTGCGAAACCTAATGCTTCTTTAGTAGGTATTAAAACTGCTACTGTATTATCCGTATTTTTATATATTATTCTTTGCATTTTGTTTTCCTTTTATCTGTGAAATACTGCATTTACAGTATAACAGTCTTGTAATGCTCCGTTCAAATTTCTTGTTTGAAGCCTAAAGGAAGTAGATGTTGAGCTTCCAGGATAATTATAAGGCACCAAAACTGCGAGATTTCCTGATGAGTTAAGTGTTGTAACCCCAGATAGTGTAGCTTCTCCATCAGGCATAGCAGTAGCAAAATTAACAGTATAATCCCCAATACCATTATCAGTAATACTACTAACATTTCCACTAGCTCTAATAGCAACCGTATCTATTCCATTAAAATTTACCCACGCTCTACAAGCATATACGGGTGCTGTACCACTTGCATTTAATGCTGTTTTTGCTCTATTATCATTTGCTACCCAAGTAGCTTCTTTATTATCATCAACATACTTCTTGGTAGCACTCTGCATATCTGTTGTAGGTGTTGGTACTACTGGACTAGAAGTAAATGTCTTAGTTCCATCAATACTTTCATTACCAGTCTTAGAAACTATATCACCTAAGTCTACTGTTATGTCACTAGTACCATCATAGTTCAGTGACGCCTTTTTAGCCGTTGGGCTATATACATTAATTCCCATCAATACCTCCTTGTTCTAACTGTTCTACAAAAAATGAGTTTCTTTTGCCTACAAACCAAATAGCAAAAGGTTCAAACTCTGTATTTTTTATAGGCATTTTAGTTCCATTTTCAAAATGGATAACAGTCTCTGTAAGACCTAATCGAAAAGCCATACTAACTTGCATCAAACCATCAGCATCATCTTTCATAAATGATACTTTATAGTCTACATTGTTAAGAGTATAGATTTCACCTTCTGATTTTTTAAGAATAAGTTCATCACTTGCTATTTGTTCTGGTGTTCTAAAATCTTTTACAATAAACTTACCATTTTCATAGCAATTAGCAGCAATGCTTATAGCTTCCTGCCAAACCTCATCTTTTACTTCAACATTTGGCGTTGGTATTGTTTTATGTATTTCTTTATCATACCAACCTAAAATTTTATTTGTATCTTTTTCTAAATATGCATATTTCATTTTAACCCCTTAATATCCTATTGCTAGCCAATGGCTATCAATCCCTGAATCTGTACTCCAAGCAGTAATAGTAAAACCATTGTTAGATTTATTATATATCATTGTAGTATTTGCATATGAGGCTACACTAGTGTTGCTAGAATTTGCGATACTTAAGCACTCATTAGGAAAACTTATTGGAAAAGTTATCACCTTAGGACTTTGATTTCCCAAGTTTGAGCGATACCCCCACTGTAAAATCAACCCATTACTTAGTCTTTGATAACCATTTAAAGTCAAACTCTTCCCATCGTCCTCTAAAAAAGAACTTAAATCAATACCACTAACTTCATCATCAACATACTTCTTAGTAGCTGCTTCCATATCTATTGTAGGTGTTGGCACTATTGGGCTTGAACTAAATGTTTTAACTCCTGCTATTGTTTGATTGTTAACACTATCTACTACCTCGCTATTACCTACAGTTGGTGTAACTACAAAATCTACTGGATTACTGGCATTAACACTATTCTCAATAGATTCAGTTTTCATTGTAGTTTTACTTAAACTACCTCCAGTAACTGTCGCTAACGTCCCCTGTATATCTAAGTCACCTTGTACATCTAAACCTTCTACCACCAGTTGTTTATCCGCAGGTATACTAGCTTTCTCTCCTGCCTTAATTACTGACGGTACTGACCCTATTTCCGGATCGAAATCATTACCTAAGTAAGCCATTCAGTCTCCTTACGACACTTCAAGTGTAGACAATGTTACATCTACTACTATATTAGAACTAACTGCCAATACTTCCGTTTCTTCAACTACTACTTTCTGATCTCCACCTACTACCACCAATGCCCCACCTTCTGGTACTGGTGCATTCTTAACTATGTGAACCCCGTTTCTTTTTACAGACACTTGCGCAGTACCTGTACCTACATTCGCTACATTTAGCCCTATAACAGTACTTTGCGTACTGGCTGGACCTGTAAACACCACAGTCTCTGCTGTAACATCCGTACTTCCGTACGACTTAAAATTATTAGCCATTCATATCTCCTTTGTTTGTTACCCTAAAGCTATTGACATAGCTATAGAGTCGTCGTTTGCTGTCGTCTTATTATTAGATATATTAGTCTCCGCCGCAGTCAACCTAACATCTAAGTTTTCAATATCATTCTTATTAGTATCTACTATACTAGACGTACTAACTAAATCACTTTCTTTAGCTAGTGGAGTACCCCCTTGAGTAACTCCGTCATGTACTACTGCTGTTTTCTTGTCAGTGTCTACCGTCAATTCTCCAGGAGCCCCTATAAACACTTCGTGTTCTTCTGTAGTACCTCTTCTTTGTTGTACTTCTCTTGCAGTTGCCATAATCTACTCCTTAACCTAACGCTACACTAAACGCTAGCGCATTTGCTTCAGCTTGTTGTATTCTAGCTTCTTGAGCTGTACTTACAGGTTTACCTACATCACTTGTATTGTCTACTTGACTCAAACCTACTTGAGTTTTAGTTACGCTATGAGGATTACTAACATCTGCTACGTGATCAGATAAATTTGCAATCATTATATCTAACTTATCCTGAACCCAAGCTTTATAATGATTCATATCAAAACCAGTTACTCTAGTCATTATAGTACCGTTACTAGCCGAGCTAATTACAAACGCTACAGGCATATTAGTTTCTGTATCTGTTGGTTCTACATTCGTTAAACTTCCTGTATCATTAGGTGTCACATACAGCACATCACCTTCATTCCATGCAGTAGTATCTAATCCTCTTACCTTACCATAGCTAGTTACAAATCCGTCTACTCCAGGAGCTATATCTTCAGTAGCTATACCTATTATCCTCATAGCATTAGTTAGTGTACCATCATGTGGTCCAACCACAATTCTCCCACTAGCTCCTACAGTACCTGTAGCCATTACCACCGTACCATTAGTTATAGTAACTCCTGTACCATTTCTAACTAGATTAATTTGCTCTTGACCTACCTGTAGTGTCACATGTGCATTTAACGGTACATCTAAAGCTAAATCATCCGCATTCCACGTGTTTACTCCATTACCTAAGTCTACTCCAGCAAACGTAGGACTAGCAGTCATAGTCACATCTTGATCTATAAATGTATGATCTGACCCATTACTACTTCTATGTACATTATTTAGGTTTGTATCACTCTCTACAGCATCTAAATCCACAGCTTGTGTCACACTTAAATAACCTACTTTTACCTTTTCAGCATCTGTATACTTGTTAGTGTTAGCTAAGCCTTCGTATAGTCCTTCAATTTCTGCGGCTGTTTGATCAGCTGTAGCACCTTCTTCAACACTAGCTAGCTTACTTTTTTCTTCAACTGTAAAAGACGCTGTAGTATTATCTAAAACAGCTTTATTACTGTGAGTATGCCTAACTGCTGTATTAGCTGATACATCTGCATTATTAGTTATTTCACTCTGTAAATTACTGTTTTCCCACGCAGTACCCGTCCATTTTAGTATATCACCCGTATCCAAACTAGTTAAAGTAACATCCATAAGTCCACTTAAATACAACTGAGGTATTTCTAACCACACAGTCCCACCTTTGTCATAAACTTTAAGTACATTACTTACACTGTTAAAATACATAGCTCCGTCAACTAAAGCATTTCCATCGTTATCCACTACAGGCTCTACCGACTTAGCTCCTAAAAACCTATCATCAAATGTATCGTATATAGTTTCCACAGCCACTTGAGCTATTTGAGCCGCATCTCTAGCACTTTCTGCTGCAGTCTTAGCATTTACTGCATTAATCTCGCTGTCAGCTGCATTAGATTCACTTACTGCTGCATTAGTTTCTGAGACACTAGCATTAGTTGCACTAGTTAATGCTGCGTTAGCACTTGCATTAGCATTACTTGCTGACACACTTGCGTTACTTTCACTTACTGACGCCGCATTTGCGCTGGCTAAAGCATTTGTTTCTGATATCCCAGCGTTAGTCTCAGACGTACTTGCATTAGCTTCAGAAGTCGCAGCATTACTTTCAGATATAGCCGTATTAGCTTCTGATGTTGCAGCATTTTCAGCACTTACCTCAGCTTCCATAGCCTTATTTGTTGCTGTAGACGCTGACACACTAGCCGATTGCGCTGACGCGCTAGCACTAACCTCAGATGCGTTAGCTTCATCAGCCTTAGTCGTTGCAATCTGTGCTTGAGTTGTAGCAGTATTTTTAAATACTTCTGACTCATCCCTAAAGCCTAAAGCTTCATTTCTGTACACAGAAGCTTCACCAGCTTTACTTGCCGCTATAGCCGCATTGTCATCTGCTTGTAATATTTCTGCTATATTAGGTATTACTTCAGTGGCTAGTACGCTTATATTGCCCATATTTTCCGCAACATCTCTAATATAGCTATCACTAGGCGCTATATCTGTTTCTACTGGATCTGTAATTCTACCTAAGTCTACAGAATATAGAGCAGTACCTTCTAAGTCTTTGGCTACTATTTCTATATCAGCTATACCAGCTCCAGCTGCCACTACTTCGTTTATATTGTTTGCAACAGTATTTACGTTTACTTCATTCAGATAAACTGCTGTTACAGCACTAATATTAGTACCTACAGCATTTACATTAGCTATACTACCACTTACCGTAGATATATCACTTAAATACGGACTTATGTTAACTACAGCAGGGATACCACTTGCTACAGCACTTACATCACTTATATTATCGGCTACAATCTTTACGCTGTCGTATTTACTGCCTATCTCTCTACCGATACCGAAATCTGAGGTATTATTTAAACTTGTACTTCTTCTAGCCATTAGATAAATCCTCTATTATTTACCCTGTCAGTCATTCCTAAGTCATCTCTAGAAAACACACCTAGCCTATCTATCTTATCACACGCAATCTCAAACTGCCTGTAATGTACATTATTCTCACCTTGAGGCATATTATCTATAGAACTTTTACCTTTATATCCAACATACGCTGTAAGAGCCTCTAACATAGTTCTAGGAATCATTACTTCATCAGCTAGCATACTTTCTTCGTATACCGGAGGGTACGCAACATATATAATACTGATATACGCCCCGTCAGTCCTTAACGGTACCTGCACTTTATTGTAACTAACCGTATTAACACTCTCTATATTATCTTCTTCATTTATAGGTAACGAATGCACATATGCAGGGCTTCCTTCTGGTACTTCATCGTATGCAGCTACTATGTACATATAGTCATCAGGCATAGTGTACACATCTACACCTTCCTGTAACTCCACTATCTCTTCTCTAGTTTCTACTGGAAACCTCTTATACAGCTCCAGTATACCCAAATTAATATAATCAATAACTGTTTCCGTATCTGTTTTTATAGATAACTGCTTTAGTTCTGTTCTCTTTAACATATCTACAATATCTTGTAGTGTCATCATATTCTCCTAACCTAAGTCACTCTTAGCTTTTATGGCTTATTTTACAATAACCTCTCTTAATACCGACTTAAAAGACGGTACTGCCTGCGTATCCTTCATCATGGTCATCGTCCCAAACACTCGTCCACATATCACCATCTTCTACTCTAGTACTCTCCATATCAGCTTCCTGACTAGGAACAAACACTTCCATTTCACTTAACTGATTCAACAAGTCAATCGCATCATCATGCTTCAAACTCTTAACACCACCAGCCATTGTAAACTTACTCAACTCGTTAGTCATTTCTTCCATCAAACCTAGCAATCTAGCTTTGTCAAACCCTTTCAACAGCTCTGGCTTAGGGAACCACACTTTATTCTGCTTAAACATTGGCTGCACACCAGTAACAAATCTATGCACCTTATCCTTATTAGGTCTTATCCCAACTTCTTTACTTCCAGGCTTTTTAGCTAAGTTAAACCACACATTTCTATTTATCATCATATCCTGCAGTATACTTATAAATCCACCTTGCTGTCCACTACTCTCAATACCAACGGTCATAGGCTTCCACTTAGATACATACCTAAACAAGTCATCTATATTCTCTTGCATCGTCTGTCTTAAACACTGTCCATCAACCAACATCCAGTCACCGTTGTTATTTATAGCCCATACACCTATTGTACTAAAGTCAGCACTCTTTTTAGTACTCGTAGCAAAGTCCGTACTTATATACACATTATATGCATCTTTATTCTTTTTAACTATCTCAGGATCAAACCACATAATATCATCCTCATCAACTAACAATGTAGTCAAGTCAGTAATTTCTAACATATACTCTTGATAAAAATCTTGTGCCTTACCGGCAGCTTTATACATATCATACTTAGATTTTACGGCTTCATAAGGAAACCTATCTGCCCAATTACCTTCAAACTCATCTTCTTTACATGGAAACTTATTACATATGGGAAACTTATGTACAACCCACTCCGGGTTACTAGACAGCTGGTGAATAATATCTCTTTCACTGATAGGAGTACCAATAAAGAATATCTTAAACCTAGTAGGATGTAACGCCGGTATAACAGACTTATAGAAGTTATCATTAATAGTGTTCTGTATAGTCTCAGAGTTAATAGCATCATTGGTGGTAATATCATCTAATATAATAACATCAGGTCTTACACCTTTATATCTAACCCCCCTAATATTCGTACTAGCTCCGTACCCTTTCAAGTTTAGCTCAACTCCATCAGAGTTAACTAGTTCCATCTCATTGTCAGTCTTCCTTTTAATAGTTAACAATTGCTTAAGCAAATCAGACCTATCTATCTTACCAACAACATTTCTAAAAAAGTTTTTTGTACCATTTTCCATACTATCACCGACAAAAGCAATAAACTGTACTTTACCAAAGTTCTTCAGCTCACCCATTGCAGCTATATAAATAACAAACCACTCCATTAACGTCGATTTAGCCGATCCCCTAAAAGCTTCAATTAGCACTTGCTTGTCCTTACCGAAGTACTTGTCAGCCAATCTGTAATGAATTTCTGCATTTGCGTTATCTTCTACGTTACACGCTCTAATAAACGCAATAAACTTTAAAGCTTCTTCACTAGGTTGGTATTTACCCATCACTCCACCTCCGCATCTATAAAGTCATCTGACTTAACTTTCATTGCACCGAATTCCCCTAAGTCCTGTGTTCCACTTTCTAACATAATCTTCTGTGTGCTAGCCATTTGTGCCAGTTGATCATTTAGTTGCTGTACAGCACTATTTTCTTTAACTCCAACATCTAAGTCTATCTTAACGTTCTCAGGTCCTTTGGTTGCCGTTAATATCTCTTTAGCTGCATTAATTCTATCCCTATCTAGCCTAGCTGTCATCATCACTTCATTAAGCACACCTAAAGCTTTATACTGCATACCTGTAAACATTAGATGCAATGGTACTTGACTCATCGTCAATATATCCACAACTAACTTACTTTTCCTATATCTACTAGCTGCACTAGTCATTTCTTTATACTTACTACTACTTGTATCAGCATCTACTCTATTTTTTACAAACTCTGTATCAAAAAACGTCTTTCTATACGCTTCTGTAAAGTTATCGTCCATAGCTATCAAGTAACTACAAAATCTAATAGCATTCAAGTACTGCTTAATCCCTGCTTTATTCTGCCTTAACACGCTCTCATATGTCACTGCAGTCTGTAACAAACTTTCTCCCTGAAACTCAGGCTCTGTCTGCGACTTATTTATTATTTCTACTATCTCGTCCGTTATTGAATTTTTCTTACTAGGAAGTGCTTTCTGTATGTCTTCTTTCGTAAGAGTTCCCATTAAATCGGTACTCATAATCATCCTTATGTACGTTTTTGTTTATATAATATCTAAGAATCTCTTAAGGTCCCCTTAATAAAGGCATAAAAAAACCCACCCTCAATTTCTTGAGAATGGGTAGTTACACATAATATCACTTATATCAGTCATCACTATTATAGCACCTTCGCCTATATGACTTCTTAAATTATATACCAGCCGTACTTAAAACTTCCTTAACCTTTTCTATAGTTCTCTTTAGTTTTACTTTTTCCATAACTATATCGTTCCACTCACTAGGATTCCAGAAACCTTTAGGCAACTCATCATACTCTAGTTCATACAACCTAGCTTCAGCTTCTATCAACTCTATTTCCGGATCTTTAGGTACACTCGTTACTTGCAATTTCATCTAACAACTCATATACATTATGTACTTCTGTACCATTAATAACTAATACAGACTTAGTATCTACATTAGTTATTCTATACACAACTCCACCAACTACTAACGTAGCTACTCCTGCAAACACTCTGTAGCTCTCTATTTTATCTACATCTATATCTAAGCTTTCTTTACTCTTCTTTTTTAGGTTTATCACTATCATTTGTTTCGCATTTATGACCACATACTCTTACTTCTTTTCCATCTTCAAAGTATATAAACTTCTTATCTTTACCACATACTGGACATGTTTCCCATTCGTGTATGATCACTTCTTCTCCCTCGATTATTTTTTCATATAGTGCCACAAGCAAACTTAAATCCATCTTAACAAGTTCGGTACTGCCTCCAAACCCACCGTTAGGCGGATAAAACCTGTACTCTTTTAGGTAATCTAACAACCACTGTTCTTTTACGAACGCGTCATCTACTTTTCTATACCTTTTTGGCTTGAGGTATGGCATATACCTCCTACCTTTAAAGTAACTCTCGATTATTTCCAGGCATCTACTTTCTATTTTAGGTCTACCTGTAATCCCTATCTTAGCTACTCTTTCCCCATCTACATCTAATTCAAGCAGATACAAAGTCTCTTGGCTAACGTTTCCTACTTTTAATTTCATATTAATCCCATAATTTTGGTAATAACTTCACATACCTTTTTAAAAAAGCTTTCTCATAGTTAGCTTCTTTAGATAAGTCAGGCGTCTCTAAATACTTCTTATAATACTTCCTAGCTTGTTTAATCTCAGCTAAATCTTTTTTATCATCTACATAATGAGTATCCTTACCCCAATGCTCTTCGCAGTGCTCAAGCATCTTATCTATAACCTGATACTGAAACCCATGATCCCACCAGTAGTGA